GACGACTTCAACACGATTCAAGCAGGTGCTCTTCACCCTCAGGTCCGTGTAGCCATAAAAGGCTGCTAGGGCCCGGAGGTAGGGCTCTCCTGCTTTAGGACACATCCATTCCAGTCCGACCTTCTTGTAAGGTTGGGACTGACGACGTGATCGCGTTGAGGTTGCGCCATCGGTAACTCTGATTCGACGAGGTATCTCCTCGAAGAACCGTCCAAACGATCCCAGGACGCGCCGAATGTGCGACTCAGCTCTCTTACACCACAACTCCAGATCGGGGTCTAAACGACCGCGCTGAAAATAATAATGTTCGAGACGACGGTTCGTAATGCGACATCGCCGCTCGGCAGCCTGAAAGGACTGCTTTGCAGCTTCGAAGCACGTAGAATCGTCACTGAAATCGGCGTTCTTTTTGAAGAACGCTTCGACTTGTAGAAGGATTTGAGCTTGGCGGGCTGTCAGCAAATGCCAGCCCTCGAGTTCCGACATTGAGCAGAGGCCCTTCAGGTTCCGCCCCCGGATTAGTCCGAGGATACGGTTCCGCAGTGGGTCTCCTAACTCATGGCCGATGTCAGTCAAGTAGCGCCGACACACGTCGTACGCTAGTTCTTGAGTATTCATTGCGAATTACTCCCAGGTTGTTGGACTTCAAGGCTGCTTAGTAGTTAGCCGCCGGCGCCGCCGCTCCAACCTCTTTATGAGGAAGGTCTGGACGACGTCGACGACGCTACTCAGCAAAATTCTGAGAAGCGACCGCTGCAGCGAATTCATCGCTAGCCACGATATCGCGGAGAATTGCCAACGAGTCTGCAACCGTCGTCTCACCAGTTTTGATATTGATGGGATAACGGCTCACTACCGTGTGACTGACTTTTGCTGGAAGAACCGTGTCGTCCGAACCCAGGGCAGCGTGGATCACGCCAACCTGGAATTCGGCCATCAGCTGGTTCCCGGCAGGTACGCGCCTCTTTTGGATCACGAGCTTCGGTTTCGAAGCGGTGTGCCCGGAGGTAGTGTACGTTTTCGAGTCTCCGTTTGAGGAAAACTCGGTAAGGGTCGTTGCCATTGCAGGCATATGATCATCTCCTAATTATGGCTTGAGCCAACAACGCAAGTAGATCAGCGATCTTGCTTACGTCGAGGTTTAGCCTGAAACGCGGAATCACCGAGACTGTTGAAGGCACTCTCCTCACCAATATGCTTTGGCCGGACGCATTTAAGGTCCGGTTGTGAGCGTAGCCCGCCGTCACGGAATGGACTTCAAGTGTAGTCTCGCGACTACATTTCATTTCCCACCCGTAACTGCAGACCATCTGCTTGGAGAGAGCAATGACGCTTAACGCCTTCAGGGCGTTTCCCACACTGAAAAACCAATCAATCACAAAGGAGAACCTTAATAATTCCCACGCTGTGACTAACGGATTAAACGAAATGTTGGGCACGTTGAGCTGAGCTGCGACTGTAGCACGGAACGAATACTGAATAGTATCCACCGTGGTTATTGACGCTACCCAGCCGGCTTCACTTGCATTCACTGAGTTAATTAGGACTTCGCCGGTTTTAAATCCGGCTTTTCCGGTTACAAACTCAGAAGCAGATCTTACGTGGCGCAGAGCCCGGTCTAGACCTTCAAGGTCTTTGATCAGGGTTCGCCAACCGTAACGTCCCTCCAGCCAGAGGTCCCAGGGAGTACCGGCCGGTTTTAGACGCATTAGTCTGATGAGCTTTTCGCCCACCGACATAAACATGCGAATAACCGACTTTAGCTCTGCTAGGAACGTAAGCGCGTCAAACGACGTGTCTACGTTAGCGGCCGCCTGCTGCACAATGGCACCATAGTCGACGGTTGAACCGTCCATGATTGATGTCATCTGCGTGAAGGACATGCCGACATGCTCGGGAAGGATCCCGAACACGTATGGATCAGCTTTAGTTCGCTGACCCCCTGGTTCTGTCACATCATACGTTTGAGTGCCTGCTCCCGATCGGGAGTATTGCACGAAGGGCGTATGAGGCACCAGAACTTTAGGTTTCCTCTTAAGGAGTCGTGAAAACCCCGGTATCCTGTAGCCATTCGTGATCATCTCATCCACAGCACTGTACCAATTGATGGTAGCAAGCAAGGTAGTTGATCCCGACAATTCGGTACGTTCGTACTGAACTGACTGCAGGGTATTACCGTTAAACGATTTATTAATAGGCACCATTGCCATTTTACCTCAATAAACCGACAGATCCGCATCTGCCGATCATCGGGAGGACCGAAATGGTAGAGGTTATTACACCTCATAGAGGCCCCATACGGGGCC